ACCGGGATGAGGATATTCTTGAGTTCAGGCAGGTCAGCGTACTTGGCATAAGTCTCCATCAGACCCGGCAGGTTCAACTGGAGACCCTGCTGCTGGAGCATCGGCAGTGTTGGCAGGATCACTTGCTGCATGAGTTGGTTGATCACCGACATCCTCTGCTGCGGACTCTGGAACTGCATCGAGTACGGGCGTATGTCGACCTCGTGGTAGTAGTACGAGTGCTCCTCCCGCTCCATCGGCGACAGGGTGCCGTGCATGTTCCCCATGCCGGGGACTTTCATGATCGACGGGTAGGTCTCGATCGGGTCCGACCAGATGTAGTACCCGAAATCGGACAGGACACGTTTGGTCCAGAGCATCACCGAGTCCTGCATATGCGAGATTCGCTGCGAACTGCTCTCCCGCAACATCGCATCCTGTCCGACCGTCTCGCTCGATGCCCCGAGTCCGCCAAGGGAATCCAGGTTGCCGCACAACCAGGAGAACAGATCCTTGCTCTGGAGCATGAACGCAAACGACTGCTGGTCGATTCCGCCGAAAGCTTTCTCCTGGATCGCGTCTGGATTCAGGACCGCGGCGATCTCGCCGTCTGAGGTCTGGCGGAGGGTCTCGGCATCCTCGGTGTCCTCACCGCGGGTGACCCCGATCCGCTTGTACCGATTCGCCTGTCGCTCCAGCTTCCGGTACAGACCGTTGATCAGTTCATGCATCCCCGACCAGAGCATCGCTGGCGAGAGCGGCATGGTCTGACCGTCGACCTCGTTGAACCACAACGGGTGGAACGGACCCTCGTCGGGACCGGTCCAATCCACGACCCGCAGGGGGTTGTCGCCGTCCAGGGGCGAGAGGGTGACCAGTTGCTTGTGACGGGGCAACCAGATCTCCCAGAGTTCGACGTAGGGTTCGTACTCGTCCTCATGCATCCCGTAGCCCTGGGAGAGGGTGTGGATGCGCTCGTCGCCCCCGAACTCGTTGAAGTGCGGTTGATCCGCCGCGTTGAGTTTTTCCCTGGCGTCTTTCTTGAACGTCTCTTCCTCTCGCGCCATCTCGACAGGCATCCGGTAGCGGTGACCGGCAAACGCGATGTCCTCCCAATGCCGGGCGGACATATCGTGCACCCAATCATCCAGGAGGATCGACTTGACGAACGGTTCCTGGCGGTCGATCTCGAAGTTGTCGATCGAGTAGGAACCGGTGACGCTGCTGCCGACCTTGACGATTCCCAGGGAGAACAGTGCCGAGCGGACCGCCCGTTGCAGCGAGGCGTGGATTTTGAACTGCTTGAGCAGATCGTTCATGATCGCTTCAAGCTTGGCACCGGTCGGCCCGAGTTCGGGGTTCCTGGTGAAGATGTTCACCTGGGGCGGTCGACCTACGAGATGCCTCTCGTAGATGTTGATCGCCAACTCCATCATGTTCAGGTGCTGAGGCTTGCTCTCACCCTCGTCGCCGTACCCGTCCCCGGCGAACAACTCGACCGCCCGCTTGTGTCGTCGCCGGAACGGTTCCAGCTTTCTGCGACTCGTCTCCACGGCACGGCGGAGTCGTTGCAGGTGCAGTACGTCATTCAGGTCAAACGCCATCAGTCCCACTCCGTAGTGTGTGTGAGTTCCTTGACACGTTCCTCGCGACGCCACGCCAGGGACATGACCGGCGGACCGGTCTTCACCGGTTTGACCTTCTGCTCCCGGTCCTTGAGTATCAGAGCGACCAGTGCGTCGGCTATGACAACGTCGCCATGATTGTTCCCGCGGTCACTCGGATCGGTGGTCAGCAGGGAGACACCGTGCTCGATCGAACCGTTAGGTTGGTAGATGAACTCCGCCGCCTGTTCGATCGACTTCCTGGACGGGTTGATGAACTTGCCGGTGAACAGCAGTTCCCGGTAGGTGGTCAGCAGGTCACGCTTGGCATCCTTCGTCGAGAACCACCCAGGCTTGTCTGAGATCTTTTTCCGCAGGGTGTCGCTGTTGGTGGCGAAGTAGATATTCGAGTATCGGCAATCCTCGACGACCGCCTTTCCAAACGTGCGACCAGGACCGGTTGCTTCCCAGATCAGGTAGGCACCCCTGCCGCCTGGGCCGCGGAACATACGACATAGAGCCACCGCAAGTTCCGCAAATTTGTACGCCGAGATTTTGTTGGAGCACAGTTCGGCAACCTTCTCCCCGGTGAGGCGGTCCCCAACCACCAGCGCACTCTCCGAAGCGCCGGTCCCCTGCGAGACGTCGACCCCGATGACGTAGTCGCGGGACGAGAGCGGGAACCCATCGTCATTCAGGTCGACCCAGACCTTGAGCGGACCGACGTTGTCTTCGACGAAATTCGGTTCGTATCCCTGTTCAACCTCGAGGGTACCGATGTGGTCAGGCTCGCGGCACCACTCCCGACCCAGTTCCTCGAGTGTGCGGGTGTCAAAGAACGGGTAAGCGGAACCCTGGTAATCGATGTCCAATTGCGTCGCGATCTCTACGGGGTGAGCACGACGAATGCACTCGTTGTCATACCATGGGCTACGCCAGCGATCGGTTGTGTCCTTGTACTTGTCGGCACCCTTGTCAGGGTGGTCGCTCCAGTGGAACCGGAGACGGGGAGTCCCCGCCTGACGCTGTGCGTAGAAGGCGTTTGCGGTCCCGTTGGGCGTGGAGTTGAACAGTCGGGTGTTTGTGTTGTCCGCTGTGGCGCTGAGTACGTCCCATCCGCCACCCTCGAAGGCGGCAAACTCATCGACCAGGAGTGCGGTTCGACGTCCACCTCGACCGATGTTGTCGGTGGTGCTCTCTCCCTCGATGCGAGACCCGTTGTCCAGGTTCGAGAGTTTCAGCTTGTTCCGCTTGTGAGTGGGGATCATCCAGCAGGGCAGTCCCCGCATGACGAAGTCCAGGTGCCCGAAGAGCGAATCGGCGGACCCGTCTACCAACGCTTCCTTGCGTGAGACCATGAGGAACGACTGGAGCGGTCGGAACATCCACCGCCAGAGGAACGTCGTCAGGCACATCCAGGACGCACCCATATCCCTGCTCTTCTCGATCAGCAGGTCGGTCTTGCCGATCGATTCCTCGAGGCAACAGAGACCGTTGTCCTGGAATTCCCAGGTGATGAACGGAAGCTTGGGAGACTCCTGCCTGGGGTCGTACGTCCAGACGAACCCGTTGACCCAGAACAGGATATCCTCGGAACACGCCGCGATCATGTCCTTCTGGAAGGACCGATCAGTCGACGCTCTCGTCAGGATCTCCTGCCTCCAGAGCAGGTTCTCCTCCAGCCCCTTCGGGATCTGCCGGTACAACGGCAGACCTGATGGTGCGGAGCATTTCGGTGATTTCAGTAGTGGCGCGACGGGCATCTTCAGTTACCTCACGATCTCTCGCAGAGGTGTCCTCAGATCTCGCCACCATACGCATCCACTCCGTGAAGAAACTTTTGGGGTCCAATCTCGCGAACTCCAAAAGTCCCCATGCCCCGCTGCTCGGAGCGTCCTCGGGTGATACGTCCCCCAGACTCAAACTGTCGTAAACCCAACCGAAGTCGCCCCGCAGCGACGATACCTTCCCCTCAAAAACAACACTGTCGGGCCGCTCGGGTTTCGGCCTGACCGCCGCAGTGTGCTCCATCGGAGCAGCCTCTTCCTCACCAGACTTCCACTGGTCGAACCCGAAGACCCTGGAAGCTTCCTCCCAGGCACCCTTCTTGGTGCGACCCTTGTCGATCAGGTTGAGCCGCATCGACTTGAATTCCTGGAACTTGCCCTGCTTCCGCAGATGAGCGGCAAACTCCTCAGACTGACTCGCCATGCAACTCCCCCCAACTCCTAAGCTTGCTCTGAGGATACAGGTACGTCGGCCCGTAGCCCAGATCGGTCACGTTGTAATCCACAATGACATCCCTGGTCCAGGCAAACCCCCTGAACCGGTAGGTCGGGAACGTCCCGGTCATCAGGGCATGGACGGGGATCTCGCCGACTTCCTTGTGACCAGGGACCAGCAGGTCCGCGTCAGTCTTCCGCAGACTCTTCACGTCGATCGCAAACCCATCCAGGACCGCGTCACCAGGGTCCACCACCGACGTCCCGATGTGGAAGACCTCGGTCGGGTAGATGCCGAACAACCGGCAGAAGGCGAGTTCACCGCCAATCCCCTGGCGATTGACCTCGTAGTCGCTCTGGGGACCGCTGTGCATCCGCAGGTCCGAACGACCACCACCAGTCCGCTGACCGGCAATGTGCTCGCACAACGCCATCTCAGCGTCGTTCAGGATTATCACCTCGCCAATCTTTCTTGGTCGTGTATCCCTTCCAGGCGGACCAGTCCACGTTCCTGCTGTCGCTTGATCTCTCTCGAGCATCCTGCCCCTCCTTGTCCATCCCCAGCAGTCGATCGGAGGTGCAACGCAGCGCCCTCGCCAACCGGCCCAGGGTACTGGCGAGAGGCTCGTACACCCCCCGCTCCCAATCGCTCACTCGCGCCTGATGCGTCCCGACGTCCAGGGCTAAGTCAGTCTGACTCATCGCCCGGCGTAGACGCTCCTCGCGAATCCGTTCGCCTATGCTCATCGGTCACCCTCCAGTGGTGTTCGGTAAGTGTTCGGTAAGTGTTCGGCATGAACCTCGCAAACACCGCTGAATGAAGGCTCAAGGTGTTCGGTAGGTGTTCGGTAGGTGTTCGGTATGCAGGACTCAGCATATGCCGATGTCCGATGAGCCGCAACAGGATCTCGG